AGTTATAATACTGCTGTTAGCATGATGTACTACTGCTTTGGCATTGCCACGTGGTTTAACTTGTACTGCTTTAATGCAACGGTCTTCAGTTAGTCCTGTTGGAACATTGTGTTTATGCCACATGTCGTTGCCACTTGCTGGAATGTCTATTGCCACACTTGCGATGATTGAATCCGGCGCTCCAAAATCTGCTTCGAAACTCCATGCTTCCGGATCTCCTAAGTTTACTGGCTGTACTACTTTGTCTGGGTCGCCATACCTTGCTCCGGTATCTACCCACTCGACTACTGTGTCTATATCTTTTTGCGATAAACGCCAATCACCTTGCAAGTCCTGTATGCCTATGCCGTGATCGTATGCATAAGGTGGCATTTCTCTTTTCATTACTTTAAGTGATATTAATGGAGCCCATGGACGTACTTGCTCGTATGTCTCAAAACTCATTGGTCCTATGCCTCCAGAACGGTGACACACTACACAGTTATCGTTGATGATAGTTGCTACTTCGTTAGTGTATGTTTGTGCTGATAGGATAAGTGGGAATAAAGCTACTAGTGCTGCTGTAATATATTTCATTTATATATCTCCTGGAACTGTATAGTATTTAACCTATTACAATAAGTTCTAGAGCAGTTTATATGCGTTTGTTACAATTTGTTGCATCTATAACAGTATATAGACACTTCGTGTCTTACCTTACTACATTCAATCGTTTCATTTCATGAAACTCATTCATTTGTAAGATATATTTACTAGAGAAGAACTATTAAACGTTATCAAGAAAGTGGAGTCATAATTCACCTGTTGCCAGGTGAATATAAAAAAAGGGATCTGATGGTCGTCATCAAGATGAGCTTCGTCACTATTACTCGGGTGCTACTAGGAACCGGTGAGCCTTCTGTCCCCATACACTACCGTCACTGTACCTTGCGGTACCTCACGGAAACTTATATAACCTTGAATAGTTTAGTTATACAAATTTGCAGGTTGCTTTTTCCCATTGCCTGCATCGTTTTAATGCCATATCGTCTTTTGCATCTTTACGACTACAACCCAGTATCTCGCACCGGGTGCATTGCATTGCCGGATTGTCAAGGGTGACAGTTTATGGCCCTGTCGGGGCGGTGTAGTGCCTTATGTGTTTGACTTTGTGTCTGCGTGTATGACTTGGTGTCTATATGTGCCGTGTTCGATATATAGTTATATCTATTTCAGAGCTTCTCGGAGGATTTGTGAACCTCCTACTCTGACGTTTATTATACCATTATAATACTCGTCTGTCAAGAGAACTTTGCGATTAAATTGTTCTTCCGCTTCTAAGTAACTTGCAACGCCACGACTTGGGCATATATGCAATATCTCTCTTGTAAATTTATCTTCACCTAACTCTAAAACATCTGCTTGGAGATTATCTGAACTACCCCAATAAGTGCGCCAGTCACTTTCTTTAGTTCCACGACGCTTGTTCTTTTTGCCTTTAAGTGGAGGCTTAGTGGTTTTAAATTTTGCTAACTTCTTACCAATGTACTTTTTGTCATTAGTAGTGTTGGTGATTAGGTACACAAATGCTTCACAGCCTTCGGGTAATTCATCTATTGGTTTGTTGTTATGATGCCATTGCATAGTACATAGTTATCCACTGCGAATACTATGTACTACCCTTTACCGGCTAGTCGACATATTCTGTGTCTGTGTTGTATGCAGTGAAGCCACCTTCCTTGACAACCGTTAACACATTGTTTACTCGACCTACTAATTCTTCCTTGTGAGAGATAAGGAAAATGTTCTTACCTTGTTCCCTATTCATCTTCTTAAGGATAGCTAGTGCGTTCTCTACACCCATTGTGTCCATACCTGAGTCTATTAGTTCGTCTATGCACATTAAGTTCATAGGCGCATTTAAACTCTCATACATGTCTCTGAATGCCCAAGATAAGCCTAAAATAAGTCGATTGCGTTCGCCTCTACTTAGATTATCAAAGTCTAAGTCTCTACCGTACTCTGTTATTTCAACGTTTAGATCGTTCGCAAATTTTACATCATGCGGTAAACCTAACTTGTCTAAGTACCATGCTAACCTATGATTCAAGTATGCAATGTTCTGATCAATAATTTTTTTACGAATAAAACTATCCTTGCTGGTCAATAGCTTGTACAAGAACTCCTGATGGTCTTTTAAGTGTGTAAGATCGTTTATTAAGTCAAAACTTACTTCTTGTAAACCTGTGTCTCTGAGCAAGTCTATTTGATCAATGTAAGGATTCTCTTCATCTTGCTTAGTTTGGTATTGCTGTGCAAGTGATTCTAAATTGTGTTTATGTTCGTATGCTTCTTCTACACTTTTATAAAATGTAGTTAGTGTTACAGGAACAACAATGTCTTCAAGTGCTTCTGATAGTTCGGTTAGTTTACCTTCGCTAGTAGAAGTGTATTCTTTCTCTTCTACTATCTTGCCCTCTAACTCTTTGGTATACACTTCGTGTGTGCTTAAATGTGCTGTACCTTGCTCACATGTAGGACATACACCCTCTAAAGCCTTTAGCAAGTTTGCTTCGTGCTCTACTAATCTACCTTTACTGCGAGTGTAACTTGTTGTTAAACTTTTTACTTCTTTAGTAATAGTTGCAACAAGGTCCTGTTGAGCTTTGGCTTCAACGTTTTGTTTGTGCGATGCAATTTCAGTATCAACATCAAGCTCGCCTAATGTAGTAATTGCTGTTTCTAAATCTTTTACTTTAGTATTGTGACTACCGTCCCATGCTTTCTTGCGACTCTCAATTTCAGCAATATTTTTTTCTATACGTTGGTTGCTAGTTTGAACAGCCTGTATTCTTAATTCTTCTTCTTTAATATCATCTTTGGAACGTTTAGTTTTCTCTTTGAGCTGTTCAGCTTTTAAACTTAGATCAGTAATACCTAACAACTGCTCAATCATGTCTCGTTGATCATTTGTTTTCATACTAAGGAATGGCTCGCTGTATGTGTTTAGTGCAACCAAGTGCTTAAACATATTATGCGGAAAACCAATTATTTTCTCAATCTCTTTTTGTGTTTCTCTACTGTCGCCTTGTTGTTCTTCGCTTACAGTATTCTCACCATTGACTAAGAACTTTAGTACGTTAGGTCTACGCCCACGTTCGATACGATAATCAATACCTTTAGACTCAAACTCTACTGTGGTCATCATGCCTTTGGCATTTGTTTTGTTGATTAAGTTATCACGACGAATGTTAGTAAGTGCCTCCCCATACAATGCATAACTTAATGCATTAATAATAGTAGTCTTACCTGTACCATTCCTACTGCCGTCACCACCCATATCTAAGTTGTGACCTAGTACTAGTGTTAGTTGACAGTTGTCAAAATTTACCGCTTGGGTATTGTTGCCTACACTCATAAAGTTACGGGCTGATACATTTTTAATCTTTAGCATATTAAATTTCTAACTCGTTATATATGTTGATTAGTTTATCTCTTTCAATTGTGTTTGACTCGATTGTGTCCAATTGTTGCAACACGATCTGATCAACACTCTCAAACTTTATTTCGCTACCTTCAAATTCCTGCTCTTCTTCTTTGATAGGAATAAGTTGTAACTCTCTTACATTATATTGTTCAGCAAATTTTTCTTTAATAAAAGTTGCTTCTTCATATGATATACTGATATCTAATTTTACACGAGCATAGGTATAACTGTCAAGTAAATTTGCATGATTGTCTAATAATTGTTTAAGACTAAACACTCTGTACTTAGGGCACTCGCTCCAGTTTACATATATAGGCTCTTCGTCCCATGTAAGGAACATAGCACCACGTTCGTCATCTTGTGCATCTGCATAGTTATGTGGGAACGCATTACCTAAGTAATGTATGTTATTTTTAAATTGTCTTTTGTGAAAGTGCCCACTGAATACATATTCTGGTCCACTAAGCATTTTATCATTAATGCCTCCGTGGTCTGGCATCTCTACCATTGCATTCATTTTAAAGTATGGAAGTTCAAAGTGCCCAAACATATACTTACACTTCATTTTAGAAACAGTTTTGTAATCGTCTCCTACTAACCACGGCACAATAGCAACATCGTCTTTTTCATACATGTCGTCTACCATAACAAAGTTAGATAAGTCACGAGCAAATTCAATACTGTTCATATCACGTTTGTCTCTGTAATAGAGATCGTGATTACCTGTTATGAAATATACTGTTTCGAAGTTATCATTTAACTTTTTGAGATCACGAACAGTTGCGTTCATGGTTGCAACATTAATACTTGATCTGTGATGCATCCAATCACCGAGGAAAATACATGTTTCTGCATTCCTTGCTTTTGCTTCTGCAATAAACCAATCTATGTATCTAGCACAATCTTCTAAATGTAAGCGACTGTTTTGCTTTAATCCATAATGGATATCCGTAAAACAGGCTGCTGTTTTAAACAACTGACTCATATAAAACTACTCTGGGTTATTTTCTTGTTCTGCAGCAGCTTCTGCGGCTTCTCGTAGGTTTCGTATTTCTTCTTCATGTTTAATCTGTCTACTGAAACTAGGCATGTGACCTTGATCAATTAAAATATCATCTCTGATAGTTTGATTGCGTTTCTCAATGTTTAATACTCTTGTGAAACTGTTATTAACAACTGCGGTGTAGTAAGCAAATGGATTATCTGACTTGGATTCGTTAAACTGTAATCCAATTTGAGATAATTGCACTAATGCTTGTCCACGCATTTCGTCTACATAAGTATAACCACGCCAGTTAGCTCTGTGCGAATATCTTTCTACTAGTTTTAAAAACATAGTACCTAATTTATTTGTAATCCTGCCGTGGTCAACACTGAACTCACCGTTACTAATACTGCCTAGCCAATGACTACGAACAACCTCGACTAGTTTGTCGCCTTGGTATGCGTAGTGCTTAAATGCTGGGAAGTTTACTTTAGCCTTTGTATCTGCTTCAGTCTTAGGATTCTTTTTTCTCCCAGGCTGTAAAGGTATGTGGTCCATGTTCATAACACGGAAAATTAATTCGTCTAGATCGAATGAGTCTGGGTCTACTGCAAACTCTTTTTGCTTAGGCTTGTTCTTGTAATCTGCCCGATCGTGTGTAGACATTGCTACTGCATACGCCTCACTTTGCAATTTATTTGATTTATTTAATCTTGCCTCTGTAATAATAGTATCGTTGATATCAGCTATATTATTTACAATTATGTCATAGTTGCTATACTTTTCATCTGATATTTGGCAATAAGTAAGTTTACTTGCATTTATCTCTTTAAGTATATCTTTGTTGTTTAAGTAATTAACTGGTGCTGGTTTCTTTATCATTTGTTGTTGTACCTCTAAGTTTATACATTATTATACATTGGATAGTAGGAAAGTCAAGTATTATTTACCCACTTTTGGCCAGTTTCAGCAATTATAGTGGTATATATCGAATCAGGTAAATACTAGCATAGGAGAACATTATGTCAAACAGTGGAAAAGGCTCATATAAATCTAGAATAGTAACCGGCACAGGATCAGCTATACCTCTCGGTGAATTCGGCAGGCGACAGTATCTAACTAGATTAGCAACAGATTTAAATAGCGTATCTCAGTTTCCGCTCGAAAGTGGTGAAAAACAACCCGGCATACAAACTGATTTTGATTGGCGAGCAAGACTGCGTCCAAAGAACGGCGGAAAAGATTTATTTTGGAAGGGCGATGACTCGTCACTTACGGGAAAGGCCGGACCAGTAGCAGGAAATGTTGATTACTTACTAAAGCCATTGCATGATGCAGGCGGGTTAGTTTGGCAGTATACTCCAGACATGTTAGTAAGTGCCCAGGTTAATTATAATCAAACTGACTTTCACGGTCAGAACTATCCTATAATGACATACAAGAATACAATGCCACCTGCTATTCCAGTAACAGCAGACTTTAGTGCAAACACAATTGCAGAAGCAAAATACTTATTAGCTGTAATGCATTTCTGTAAAGTAGCAACTAAGTCATTTGGTGGAGATGCAGCTGTAGCAAGTGGATACTACGGTACTCCGCCTCCGGTGCTATTGTTTGAATACTTAGGTCATCATGGTTTTAACAAAGTACCAGTAGTGCTAACATCATACAGTATCAGTTATCCTGCAGATGTAGACTATGTTCCAGTACACACTGGAGTTGATCAAGGCGAGACAACGTATGTTCCTACAATGGTTAACTTACAGCTCAACCTACAACCAAGTTATACACCTCATAAATTGCGTAAGAGATTTGATCTCCAAGCCTTTACAACAGGTAAAAACTACAAAGACGGATTTGTATAATGGCTAACTTTCATAGAGGCGATAGTTTTTTAAGAAACACTGGTGTGTTTGATACCTTTCTGGATGTTAATAACTTACCTAGTGTTCCTACTTTAATTTCAGACGAAACTTATATTATTGAAGCAAAGTATGCTAACAGATTAGACTTACTTGCTAACGACCAATATGGGTCATCTAGGTTGTGGTGGATAATTGCATTAAGAAATTTAGACATATTAAAAGATCCATCTAGAGATGCAGTAGCAGGATTAGAAATTTACTTACCTAGTAAAAACACAGCAGAAACACTAGCAGGAAAATAATGGCTTTAGTAGCAGCAGAACAGTATGAACCGTTTTTGAAGAAAAATGTTATTGGTAACATTTTAGACCAAGTCGACGGATATCAATACAATTTAAAATTATACATGATACCTCCAGTAGCATCACCTGTTGGCGCTCAGCCATCGTCAGTGAACGGCTCAGGAACTGGGCCAACAGATGCTAGAGAAGACAAGCCATCGAATGTTAAGAATGCAAGCGGCCAAGGCGGCTACCTACAAAATTCATTTGTAGCAAATCCATCAGAAACAGTAATACTTGCACAAACAGGTGTAACAGGCGCACAGATTGATAACTTAGAAATTGTTTCAACTACTGGGCCAGGCGGCGGTGTAATTACTTCAAACATAAACTTTGATATTATACAGCCCGGTGCAGCTGACTTCATGGACCAGATCATAGCAGCCAAAGTGCTACTTGGTTGTCCACTTGGTGCAAATGACATTCCTATGTTTTTAGAAATTGTGTTTAAAGGATACAACGGCGATATAGAAGCAGCCAAGGACGAGGATGAAGGCGGCGAAGCAATTTATGCGGCAGGGCCATATAGATACGAACTAATCATCGGCAAGGTATCGTTAGAGATAGACGACATAGGAAGCACTTATGCATTTGAATGTGTACCAGGCGAAAAACGATCATTTATTGACAGTTCGTTTAAGATGCCTAAGAAACTAGAATCAATTGGTACTACGATTGAAGAACACGTTGCAGATCTAATAGCAAAAATTAACGAACACAATGTAACAAACTATAACAGTTATCAAATACAAGATGAGATAGATATTGACTTATCTGGTTTTACTGCTGGACCGTATGCATTAAAAGATACAAAACTAACAAATACAGATGATGCCCAGGCAGAAGAGATTAACAGGATTATGAATCCTGAGTTAGAAGGCAAAACAGAAGACGAATACGAAGACATATTAAGAGATAGTGCAAAGGACGAAGGCGGCCTTGAGATTGTTGTATCTGAAAATAAAGTAACAGTTAGGGAAGATGTATCAATTGAACGATATATTGCTACACTGTTATCTATGAACGAGGAATTCTTTTCTAGAGCTACCAGAGCAGTAAAAGCAGAGAATCCAGGAGATGACGAAGTTAGAAAAGATCAACCACATATTGATTGGTTTAAAATTAACGGCCACGTAGAATATCTTGGGTTTGATTATAGACGTAATGCGTATGCTAAGAAAACAGTTTACAAGCCAACTATATTCAAGACAGCAAAAAATACTGTACAAGCAAAAACAAATGAAAATTCAGATTTAACTAGCAACGATGTAAGAGCTAGAATAGACGGACTAGAAATATACAAAGCGTATCATTATTTGTACACCGGATTAAACGATCAAATTAAACAATGTACTATTAAGTACGATACGGGTATTGCTATCCTAGCTGCACCAGCAGGCGGTGTAAGTGGGGACTTTGGTACAGTACTTGCTAAGACTATTAGTAATAGTGCATCACCTAATGAAGATTTAACAGGACAAACTCTTGCTGCGGAAGCAGTTAAAACTGCAAAAGGAAAAGATCAGGACGCTGCAATAGACAAACTTTTTGATCAAAAAACTCCGGGCAGAGAAAGTGACATTACATCGCTGGCAACTTTACTGAAGTTTACGCCAGCCGAAACTAAAGATGCTCTACAAAATAGAACAGGTGCTAATGCAACAAGACTGAAAGAAACACTCAAACGAAAAGGCACTGCTGAAGCACTACGAAACGCACAGATAAATGCTAACAGAACAATTACCACTAGTGATAATAATAAAAATCCTAACACCTCAGGCTATGCCCCTGCTGTTAGTGGCAACACATACTCAGCAGATATAATAGGCAGTGTTAGCGACAGATTAGCTCAGTCCGCTGCACTCACAGCAACGCAGGCATTAGCAGAATCATTAAGGCCAAAAGAACCCGACGATGATGCAAGCGGCCCAAAAGAATCAATATTAGTTCAGTCAGTTCCTAACCCAGCAGAAGATGCAACATATAACGGCACACCGAGAAACACAATATTTGGTTACTTAATGCAACAGCATGCAATACCTGATTTTCTTGTAAATTTAGATATAGAAATTAAAGGTGACCCATGGTACTTAGGTGTACCATCTGGTGATAACTGGTCAGAACTATCAGGAAAAGAAATAGCCGAAAGCCAAACAGATGCTTCCGGGCTTAGACTAACCGGCGATGAGAACTATATATTATTTGATTTACAAACACCTAGACTATTTGACTTTAATGTTGAAGATGAAGATGCAAACAGTGGGTATTGGAGCAAAATGGGTACATCATATTTTATCAGCGGAGTATACCAGCTGTTTAATATGAGGAGTACATTCTCAGGCGGCGAGTTTACAACGGACTTGACTATGAACAAGCAAACAGCTTTAGACTTAAAGAAACAAGAAAAAGCAGTTGAGGGCGATGCATAATGGCTATTAAATCCAATCAAAATACAACAAGCAAAAAAAGCAATGTAGGTAAAAAGAACGAAAGTAGAAGTGCTGTATTTGGCATATATCTTGCAGAGATAGTGTCGACAAAAGATATAAGCAGAACAGGCAGGGTGCGTGTTTTTATTCCTGCAATTAGTAAAGACAAAAACTCAACAGCAGGCTACTTTGATGCAGTATGGACAAGTCCGTTTGCAGGAAGTACAGATCCTAGAGCTGTAGGTCAAGAAATAAAAAATCCAAAACAGTCGATGAGCAGTTACGGGTTATGGGCGCCGGTTCCAGATAATGGTAACTTAGTGTTAATAGCTTTTGGCGACGGTAACACAAAGTACCCTATGGTACTAAGTTGTTTATTTGCTGACAAACTTAATTACAGTCTTCCTGGTAATGCCGGCGGCAAAACATATCAAGCACCGGGCTTAAAGTTGCCTACAGTAGAAAAGAATAAAAGAACAGAAGATATTAATCATAACGATACCTTTAGACCTATACAGCATACGTTATCGGAAGCAATAGTTAAACAAGGCTTGGCTCTCGATCCAATTAGAGGAGCAGGATCGTCTAGTGCAAGAAGAGAATCACCTAGTGAAGTATTTGGTTTACTAACTCCTGGTCCAAGAGACCCATTAGAATTCAATAATCGTTTAGGTGGACACAGTATCACACTTGACGATAACTTAGGTTCAAGACAAATTAGAATACGTTCAGCACAAGGTAGTCAACTATTACTAGATGATACTAGTGGTATGGTATACTTGATAAACAGAGACGGAAATGTTTGGATGGAGTTTGCTAGTTCCGGTGAAGTGTTTATGTATGCAGAAAACGATATTAACATGCGAACAAAACGTAATTTTAATTTACGAGCAGATAACAATGTAAATATTGAAGCAGGACAAAATGTAAATATTAAAGCCGCCAAAGACCACGATGGTGCAGCTTATGTTGGCGAAGGCGAAGGTGCTGGTGGTATGGTAACACTAGAATCAAAAGCAGACACACATATTGTATCTAATTCAAATTTATTTACCACCACAGTAGAAGGTGAACAGCATTTTAATTCTGCAGGCTCAATATATAACACTACTGGGGCAGCAATATATAACAAAGTAACATCTGATATAGTAAACGACTCCGGTGGTAAAGTTACAACTAAGTCTGCAGGTGTGCAAGTATTAGAAGCCGGCGGCAACATAGTTGAGAAAGCACCTAAAGTATTAATGAACAGCGGCGGCCCTGGTGCAGAAACAGCAGACCCGGCAGAATCAGCAACACCTATCATAACAGATACCCATCCAGACAATCCATCTAGTGCGCCTGGATACGACAGAGATGCTGAAAGCCCAGTTACAACTAGTGGACGTCGAGAAGGCGATTCAGCATCTATAGTAACTATTGTAGGTACATTGGTTACTTCAGAGCCGTTTGTAGGACACGGTATACCAGATCCTTCTAAAGACAATCAAGACGATATGGTACCGGACGAGTCAATATCGCAAAGTCTACCACTAAACAGTAACGGTATAGGAGGCGGAGGACCAGCAGATGTTAATACGCCAGCAGGACTTAAAAAAGGTGTAATAGGTGCCGACGGCAGACCTAAGTATACTAGTCCAGCCCAAGTACAGAATAATTTTGCTCAAGCAAAGTCTAAAAAGTTTGAAGCAGGAGCGGCAGGTAAATTAGCGGCATCGTTAGGTTCTAGTATTCCTGCAATACGAACTCCAAAGATAACACCACAGGGTTCCAGAATAGCAGGACTGGGTGGTACGGTTACTGATATGCAGAACAAAGCAAATTTATTAGCATTTGATAACAAAGGCTTACCTGCAGACTTACAATCAGCAAATGTCAAAACAATACAAAATAAAATTAATATTGCACAAGGCGGCGCACAAAATCCAGCAGAACTTAAAGGATTATTAGAGAAGCAAGGTATAAGTGTTATTCCAGATGGTGACTCTACAATCTTTAGTGGACCTGGTGTAAAAATGATTGATATAGGAAAAGGAATGGGCCCAGTAGGAACACAGATGCATTCAGCAAGTGGTCTAATGAATACTTCACATAAAGTTAAAGGAATGGTTAATGCTAATATAAGTGATAACCAATTGGCATCACTAACTAGTATGGCCGATCATATTGGACCTAGTAACTTTGGCAAGAGTAAAGTACTTAAAGCAGTTAACAATGGCGAACATGAGAAAGTTCCTAACTTGATGATGGACCATAGTTCACAGAAGGTTGGTGGTGTGTCACAGATACAGGCAGATCATTATCAAAGAAGGCAGTTTGAAGGTGAGCTTTATCAAACGCCGGACGGTACACCGACTCTAACTTATAAAAGTAGAGTATCTTTTGCTAAACAAGCACTAGACTTGAAAAACGCCAGAGGCTAACTAGTCAGACAGTTTGTGTAAGTC